GTGTGCTCGAGGCCGTTACCTCACCCTGGAATAAGGACAAGTCCCTTCTTTCGACGGAAAGAAATGTGTTATCCGTATCGGTATCTCGAAAGATCCGAGCTCGGGACAACACAAAAACAGGGTCCTTACTTCCAAAAACAACGCGGTGGTATAGTAGCGGAAATTCCGGTACTTCCGTATACAATACTACTACCCACGACGTGTCCCTGAAAAGCAGGTGCCCTGAATCTTTCCTGAGAAAAGGAACGGGTTCAGGACCTGTCCTCCCCACAACCCGGTGAGACTTACTATCGTCTCGTCTCCTTACGGAGCCGGTTCTTCCTGATTAGGGAAGAGGAGAGTGGGGGGAGACTTCCTTTTTACGGAGCTCCTTCTGAGGTGGAGACCTCAGATCCGACATGTTGATGCGTGACCTAACGGGGTCAAAGAGAACTACCAGGGTCCCTAGGACCTGACAAGAGCGACACCTCCTGATCCAGTCGAGACTGGACCAGGAGACATCGCTATTCTGGTAGGGGTTCTTTCTCCTCCTCGATACTGGAAAGGTGGAAGTCTACGGACTCCACCTCCAGAACTTGGAGTTGAGAGAGGATCTCTTGTCGCACCGGTTCCCTCTGGTCAGAGACCAGAGGGGGGACTGGACGGAGCAGATCATCGAAGATGGAAGGAACATGGGTTCCCGGGGAATAGAAACCCGGGCGAATTGTTACTTCCAAATCCGGAAAAGCTCCACCATATCTCTCGATTTCTCCCGGTTCCACCTCATCCAGGCAGAATTCAAAAGAGGAGGAGAAGAGGGGATCCAAAAGATCACCCTCCTCAAGAACTTCTCTCTGAATCTCTACCCAATCCTCTTCCGTGTCTCGGACCCTAGACAGACATGCGCTGTGAAGGGCCAAAAGGGCAAGGTGTGTGGTTTTCTTCTTGAGAAAACCCACCTTTCCCTTCTGGACGAAAACGACTTTCGTTCGGAGACAATGGAGAGGAGGAAAGGAGGTGAAATTACACGCGAGCAATTGATTTATAGGACGGATATTCTCATCAGACCGTCGATACTCATCTTCCCGTTTCCGGAAAGAGGACATGGAGAGTTCAGAACTCTCCTCGTCCGGAGGATCAAAGTCTAGTGAGGACAACAAGTCCATCGTGTGGTTCTCCTCGGGTTCCCCCCCACCAAGCTCCATTTCCTCGTCGGAAAACACCCCAACTGGGACGTTGATCGCGCGAAGGAAATCGTAGCCAGGAACGGCCATGCTCCGAGCAAAAGGACTCAACCAATCATGGATGAATACCCTTTTCGCGAGAGCTGGATCGAACCCTGGGTGGGGGTTGAACAGGAGACCCAGACCGCCGTGTGTCGTGGGAACATCCAGGGAACGGGGAGTGGATCTCAGAGGAATCAAATTCCTCCGGATAAACTCCCGACGGATCTCGTCGGAGTTGCCATAGTAATACTGTGTCTCGCTGAAACAACGAGACAAAGTCTTCCCATAGCGCGTCTGACAAGACACCTTCCCTGTATGTTCAACATTCCCCTTCCAAAAAAGTTGGGAGTTGACACAGCAGAAGTCCGGGTCAATGAAGTTCTTCCCAATAGAAAGATCAAGTCCAACCTGGGGAGCGTTCGCTCTCCAGGTTTTGATCTTCTCGGAAGAACCCAAGGCAACCACATCGTCCCCGTTAATGAGATATTTCCCCTCCTCGAATCCGCTCTCCCGGATGATGAAATCATTCAGGAAGCAGAGAAGAGGAAAGGAGATTAAACTTCCCATCAGTTGACCCGAGGTCTGGGTTCCGGTCACCCCATTAGGGTACCGGATGATATGAGGACTTACCTCATACCTCACCCAGGCTCGAGTCGGCTCATGAGAAATTTGAGAAAGAATACCCTCGACAAGGCTATTCGTCACAGACAAAGGAAAGTTATCAGTGGCAGCGGAATAATCCCCGCTCAACCACAGATCTCCAACCTGTCTGCGACCCAAAATGGCCTTTATCTCCGACTCTATCCTGAGGATCCATTCAAGTTTCTTGTCGAACTCCTCATTCGTTCCCCAACTCACACCGTGAGTCAGGACGAATTGAGGCTTCGATTTCAGATACTGGAATAGAGCCCTCTGGAAAGGTTGGAGAACCTTGGTCTCCGCTTCCGCCTTCGTGATCATCCGAACCTTCAACGGTTCGGGAATGGCCACTGCTTCCACAACGGGAGCATGGTAGGGCGGATATCGGGGAAAAAGGATCGAGGCGGTCACATCGGACGTCCGAAAGGGGGCTCCCTTGGTCTCACTGATAGAGACATTATAAAAGGGAGCCGGTCCTTGACAGACGTCCGCCGAAAAGGAGGCCAGATTCTGACGCCAAGTATCCGTCAGCTCAGTGTGGTGATAATCCACATGGGCACGGTACCTAGGAAGAATCTCATCCACAAGTGCCAACGTATCGGAGAACTTCCGTCCAAAACCTATATGGTTCTGGACATTGTAGTTCCTCCAATGCGAGGGAAGTGTGGATACCTCTGTATTCAAGTGATCACCGGTATGTTTCTCCTCACTAACCGTACACTCCAGCTTAAGCTCTTGAAACTGGATCTGTCTCGCGTCGCGAGTACAGGACAATGGGAGATGGAATCTCCTCCAGAAGGCGCGATCATCTTCGATGACCGCCCGCAACTCCTGAGTTCTCAGGGGGGAGGAAAAGACCATGTTGGAAGTCGTTATCACAAAAGGTGACGTGAACTTCCTTCCCTTGTCATCCAGGTGAGCCATGGGCAGGACGTACGGGTTAACGGAAATCAACTGCTCAAATTCTACTAGATCGGAACGGCAACTCTGATCCTGCCCCAAATCGTCTAAAACGACGATCGGCTGGCCAGTGTAACCGTCCCAGTGCTCAGTAGAACATGAACGGGAGTAGACGAGATCTTCACCCTTCAAATCTGGGTAGAAGATCCGTCCAATGGAGTGACAGAGTCGAGAAACGCTTGTCGTCTTCCCTGAAGCAGGGGGGCCAAAAAGCCCGATGACGAACGGCTCGACTCGATGTGACTCCGTTGCAGAGAGATAAAGCGGACCTTTCTGGACTTCAATGTTTCCAGATAGAGCTGCTCTCGCCCCTCCTTTTTGACGATTCTTCTCTACGGTCGCTCGTGTGTTGGGGAGTCGGGAGACGAAAGGGTCATAGACCTTCTCGACTTCCTTTCCCACACGGACGCCGTACTCGTAGAGTTTCCGGAGAAACTCCTCGGGTACGGGGGTCTGTTCGGAGAGATCACGACACAAAGAGGCATGATGTTTTTCATATGCTTCCTTGATCATGTCTCCCCCAACAGGAGCGCAGACTGACTTCGATTCCAGGAGGTTCTTATAGAACCTAATCCGGTTTCGACGGTCAGATGAGAATCGTGAGTCTAGTTTTTTCTGAGTATACTCTGGGAAGAAGGAGATCGACCTAATTGATAGGGTCGGTCTCTCCTGCTCCGAGTGCACACAGAAATTGTCCACAAGATTCTCCTTGATGATCTTCACATAAAGTTTTTCTGGAAGATCTGGAGGAAATTGTGGGAGTAAGTGTCGAATGAGATGAACTCTTCTGTTTCTGGTTGAGAACCGGTTCAAGAGAACGTAGCCTTGATGGAGGTTACCATTCTTGAACCGGATCTTCCCAGAGAAGGCCCTCACTCGGAGGGCTTCGCTAACAGAAGAGAGTCTCTTGTAAACCTTCTCCGGAAAGTTCACATTGACACCTAGACTCAATAAAGAGAGGTGGAGTGCATCCGCCAGTCCCGATACATGTCGGAAACGACAAATGTCTTCAGAGAAATGGAAGAAGATTCCATTCTCCCGGATACCAATGAGTCTGTCCCACGGATGACCCCGCTGATTAAGTATCAGAAGGGTCTCCCATAAAACGTGGAACGTCGACTCATCAAATCCGGTAAGAAGATTCTGCCGGAGCTTTTTCCTTTCCCGACTGGACAAAGTGGCTGTTGTCACGCAAGATCGAACATACGAAATGTCGATTGCGAGACAAGCTCTTCCTTGTCCAGTAGGAAGGAAAACCGTGTCGAGAAGCTTTTCCATCAGCTTCTCGACGGGTAAAGTCTGCCTGGGAGCAACGGAAAAATTGTTATCAAACATTTTTTCCAAGCTCCTTAATCCTCCTCGATCAATGAGCGCTCTCACGGCGCTCCGCAGATCTGCGACTGTTTTTTCAGTAGCAAGTCTATTTCGAGTATGTGGCCAACTCAAACCACATAGGGACCTCCCATGGCAGGGAGATCCCGAGGGTGGACTTTTAGCTCATAATCTCTACTAGGATCAGAGGATCCTCTGTGATGGTGGGGCAACCCATCATTGGAGAAATCCTCTGCAATAGCATGAGATAGAACCGTGTCCGAGGCTAAATAGCCTCACCGAAGGAGAGTAGTATCTCCT